TTTCAGTCATTGGTTCTTGAAGTACGATTTGATTTCCAATATACTCCCATTCAGTACCAGTATTACCCCACATAGATATAACTAGTAAGAAAACTTTATCCATCACATTTCTCCATAAACCATTCAGGCATTTCACGCTTAGTCCACACCATTTTAAATCGAGCTTGCTTTGTTTTGTAGAATGCTCGATAAGATCTTACTGGCTCATTGTAAAAAAAGCATTCTGGATTCGAACCCATTGCTAGTCTAAATGGTGTAAGTGGACCGGTTGGTATATTCCTTGGCATAGTCCATAATGGTGAACCTAGATCTCGAGCAGTCTTATGTGTTTTATCATACCTATATGTATATTCTTCACACAAGGCAATAAAATGCTCGTAGTGCCAACGATAGTTTGTATCACTTTCCATTGTCCATTGAGTACAAGGATGACCGACATGCACAGCTTTGTAGTATAGTAACTCGGCTTCAAGGTCATCGGACCCTTCGTATAGATCCCAATACTTTACCATAGTCTTGCCAGATTTTGAGGGGCGTTTAGTAAGCTGGCCATCAAGAACACGATGGGCAGTGGACAACATTTGTGCAGATTCCACAACCATTTTTGGAATATGCTTATCACATTGCATTTGCGCGGCAATAACCGGATCTTCATCGAGAATAAAAATATTCATACTGTAACCTTTTCGCTTTATTAATTATATAATTATACCACAATTTATTCTAAATGTACACTATTAATTAACTACCTAATAAAGGTAACCTTCCTGTTTTTAATAAATCTAATTGTTTTATTTTCCATAATCTCATTAGAACTCTCCGTCTTCGTCTATCCTTTTGTTTTCTTATCTTTAGCCAATTCTGATTTATAAAATACAACTTCACTCTTTTATCATGCCGAATTATTTGTTTTTTCATCTGCTGGTAGAGTTTCTTTTGCCTTAACGGCTTCAGTTCTAATTTCATCTGAATTCCTATGGTTGAGGTTAATCAGTAAGAAGACCAGGAAATGCCTCCTCTACGATTGGGCGAGTAATACCCTTTGGTGTTTCTTTATTAATCATATCAATAAGTACCAACGCATCTTGAGGATGAACGCCTTCAAGCATTCCCAAGAATAGTTTTTCTCTTTTATATGATGGTAGTGTTTCGCATTTTTTTTGACCTTGGACAAAATAAACAAATTGTTTATGTTCTCGATGTAAGCTGGCTGGATAATTGTGTTCTTCGCATGGAGTGTACGGAGGAGTTCCTCCGGGCAACTTCCATTTGATATTAGAATCCATAGACCCTCTTATAATATCTTTCAATGCCCAAGTTTCATTTTCTTTTAAGACCTTTACCTTATCGGCTTTATGTCTTTGCTTATCTACTTTTCTTAGTATTTCAAATATATCCATTACTTAATAAATTCCTCTACGGATTCAATCAACATCTTACATTGTTTATTTATAAGATAAGGAAGTACACGAGCTGTGTTTTCTGCCGGCACTGTTATCCAAAATTCGTCAATGATTTGATTTTTTAGTTGCTGTGGAGTTTGTGTAAGATCAATTAGCTTTTCATTGCGTTGATAGTTACGATACCAAGAAGCCGCATATAGTAACTCACCTTCAGATAGATCTTCTATAATAGCTTCTTTCTTTTTCTTTGATAACGGTGTTTGTCTATCGCCATTAACAAAAGTATCATCATGTGATAACACATTAGGGACACCATCGCCAGCATCACCTCTTAATATTTTATCGATGAGGTTAAGCCGCGGGTTATCATCCTTTACTTCTTTCTTGGTAAGTGGAGAGAACTGTTTAACGTTATTGTATTTTTGTAATTGTTTAAAGTCACCATCAGCAGAAACAATCATAACATCTTCGTGGTGGCCAAACTCTTGAGTCTGTTCAACTAAAGTACCGATAATGTCATCAGCTTCGCAACCATCTATATGGATAACTTTATAAGGAAAGTTTTCTTTGATTTCGTCACGGACTTGACTTAGAATAGTCCATGCTTTATTCCAATCAAAGTCTGATGCATCACGGCTTTTCTTACGGTTGGCTTTGTATTGCGGATAGTATTGTCTACGCCAATTGTTACCAGCATCACATGCTAATATAATATTGGTACCGTATTGTTCTTTATATCTTTTGCGATACATACGAATAGAATTAAGAATCATATGCCGAATCATAGACTCGTCATTCATTTTCTGTACAATAATATTACTGACAGCAATACCACTAAAATCCATAATAATCATTAATAAGCTCCATTACAATTATAGATCTATTATACCACAGATTTTTAGAAAAGTACACCGCTAAATGCGTTATTCAATCATTAATTCTACAAGATCTCGATTAACTAAATGAGCTTCTTCAATATCTTCTTTTGCTTGTCCATGATACGGAACAGCGTTATGAGATTCAATAAGAGCTTCACAAAGACTATCTTCACCTACATGTAGATCTCCAAGTATTCTACCGAACTTTCCTTTAGCATCATACTTACGAGTTACTAATATTACTTCTTGCCCTTCAAGGAATTTCTTTACAAAGTTTTTAGCATTGTTACCATAAACTTTTTCTTCCTTATCAGATGTTCTTGATTCAGGTGTATCTACACCATAGAGTCTTACTCGCTCTTTATGTAACCAAACTCCAAATCCAAGATCTACATCGATGTCAACAGTATCTCCATCAACAACTCTTGTTACGTTGCATCTATATTCGAACATGATTTTTTCCTTATGTGTTTTGAGTGAATCTTACATCCAATAAACTCGTTGTAATATTCATCACTTAATAACACATCATGTTCGAATTGTAATTTGGCTTCGTAATAAGACATTTCGCCTTTAGTAGTACATAATCTTAGTATTTGTCTTTTGTAGTTACTTGTCCCTTTTCGTTCAACGAGAATTTGAACTTCTTTATTTGATCCATAATATGATTTCCAGTCAGACTCAACTCTTGTCTTGACCCTTCTAGTTCTTTTTGAATTCTTTGGTAATGTCTTAGGCCTCCAGAAGTTCTTTTTACCGATATATTTCTTATCTGTATCCAGTTCTGTGATGAGATAAACAAATCCTTGGAACTCTTCGGGTGTATATTCATATTGTTCATTTTTATAATACCACATACATGTATTTATTCATCTTCCCAATAGTCATCATCTTCCTTTACTAATTGAATTACTGCTCTTCTACCGCAGACCGGACAATACATTGGTTCTTCATAGCTTGATACAAACGAGGTGTTTTCGCATTCTTCACATTCAATTTTATGTTCGATCACGTTCAATCCTTTCTAGGATTTCTATTTTTCTTTTATCGGTCGCGGTAAGCCACTCGGTTATTTCATCCTTGTGTCTATCACAACCGATACAGTAGTCATCAACAATTGTACAGATTTGAATGCATGGACTAGAAGTCAATTTCACAGGCTCCGCCGGCGCATGCGGCAGCACCCATAGTATCAACATCAGTAAATACCTGTTCTGTCAAATCTTCATTCCAATTTGGCATTACTAGATACTGTTGGATCTTATTCCATTTATGCATGAGATAAGCATCTTTCAAACAATATTCAGTCTTCTTAATATCACCTTTGAGATAGTTATTTGCAAAGTTTTCAAACCGGCGGACCCAATCTTGCCTTGCAGAATTTTCTGAAGATTCAAGACTAATATCCATACCCATTCCTTGAGCAGTAGCACAAGCATCCCACAAGTTAGGGAATACTTTCATAGCATCTACTACTAATCCTGATGCAAAGATTGATGCAGCACCATATAGCTTTACCATTTGCTTTTCATCAATCACTGCGGTGTTCGGTGCTTGATTGTAATCTTTATCACCTGACATACTAAGGAATGAAATACCTGAGAAAGAATACCGATTCTCAAATACATATTTTTCTACTTCATCCCAATCATCTACAATAATTGTATTTGATACATTATGGCGGATACCTTCATCAGCACATAGCTCTTCATTTGTACCAGCAATAACCCAATGCTTTTGAGCTTTTTTAACGAGCTCAAGATGTTTAACACCAATAAGATCATCCTTATACATTGAACCTTTATGTGGTACAATAGGATATGAAATTACTACATCAGTGCCATTGGCAGACCATACTGATTCTTCAACCATATATGGATTTGATTTGATAATCGATTGTGTAATTTCAGATTCTTTATTCATTTGGATGTTACGGATGTACATCGGGGAATGTTCGGCGTGGATACCACTTGCTGTTTGTAAGAGGACGCTTGCGTTACCGCTTGGTTTAACACATGTAGTCCGAGCAGCAGGATTAATGCCAATGATAGCAGCAACCTCTCTATTAATTTTCTTAACAATTTTAGCTCCTTTTTCAAGAACCTTAGCATCAAAGAGTACTTCAGGATTGTTCATCCAACCAGTAACTGATACACCCAATAATGCTTCACGATCAAAGATCTTTTTAGATACTGGAGAAAGAAACTTAAAGTCTGTATAACCTGCCTGTAGTGTACCAAGGATAGCACCTGCACGACATGCTGTATAGAAATCTTCAGGAGTTTTACATAGACCACCATTGATCTCTGTAAGGTTACAACCTTGCCAACCGGACTCACCTTCGTATTGTGGATACATTCCAATCTCAACA